CATCCTTTATTATAGGTTCAACTGGTTTATCTGAAGGAATATCCGTAACTTTTATATCTTTAAAAATAACTCTTCTACAAGCCATTGCAGCAACTGAATAAACTTGAGCCTGTTTATTAGACGCAGCTGTATTTGATTGAGACATAATATCTTGATGGCAATCAACTGAGGAACCAAAAACCCCATTTGAGGTTTGTGGAAATGAAATTGTTTCAATTTCACCGTTGTCAGTATTCCCTTCAAAAATTAATGTTTTAGATTCTGTAATAAATTTCGCCAATTTAGTATTTTTAAAATATTCAATAACTGAATTTTTTCTTCTAACAGATAATGTAACATTATAATCATCCTGTGCCGGTGCTGATGCAGAACTAGCTAAAGAAATTTTAATAACACCTTTATTTTCACTCAAAATTTTAAAAGCATCCTCAATAAAACTATTATTAATTTTATTAAAATTATCTATAACCACATTATCAAAAAAAGATTTAACATTTCTATTAGTACTAACTATTGCAAAAGTTTTACTTGATATATCAACATATAGGTCTTGATTCACACTGTTTGTGTAGTTATCATAATCAGCTTTATATGTTGAATTAGGAATTGGGTTTTTTTTAGTGTTTGGTCCCGGAATATCATTATCAAAATAAAACCCTAAATTCTTATAACCATCCAATAAGTGAGCAACTGATGTGTCAGTATTTGTTTTTGGAATAGAATTACCAGCTGTACTACTATTAGTTACTGTACCCACAGAACCATTACTGTTGAATACTTCTTTTGCGGTATTTTTATCTAAATTAGGGTCATTTAATATCTGTTGATAAGTATATAAATCTTTAGTTGGTACCGTATTAAACTTTTTAGCCAATTCATATATATCATACTTAACACAACCAGCAAAAAATGAATCAATAATAGAATTGATTCTTTCTTTATTTTGACCTTTTAATTGTTTTTCAACAAGAACATTCATAACAGATGGATGGTCTACAATTATTTTCCAACTTAAAGTTCCCGTTCTATTAGAATCTTTATATGTATATATTGGTTCCGGTCTTCCTAAAAATGATGTTGGTGTCCAGTTAGCTGTACTATTATCATTAAATTTAATATCATATGGTGGAAACCACATAACTCTACCCCCATTTGGTCCTTTTTCACAAACAGGTAATTCATCATAAGTATAACCCTGTTTACTTGATGTTCTCCAAGCCAAATTCTCAATTGAGAACATATATTTTTTAGCATAACCCCCAATACCGTTAGGTCCATCAGCAATTATATTTGTTGAACCCGGATTTCTTGTTGGTGAAATATTTAAATTGAATGTGTTGTCTAATACCGAACCGGCAAATTGTCTTCCACTTGTTGTGATACCATCAACTTTTTGTAAATCATTATAAGTGTAATATGGTGTATCTTTTGTAAAAACTCTACAATATTCAATACCAGCTTCACCTCCCGTTGTTTGGTCTGTATAAGACACAACTTGAGAACCTTTAGTCATTTCTTTATACCCATCGTGGAATACTTTACTAACTTGATTGATAGCGTTACCAACGTGTTTTAATCTTGAAATACCTTGAACGTTATCAGCAGAATTAACTAATCTTTGAGTTTCATCTAAAATAGATGTTGATTTAAACACAAAATTAGTTGATTCATCACGAGTATAATTACTACTAATTAAATTAAACTCACCATCTAATGAACCTGAACCACCTCCCGGAGTTGCGTGAAAACCAGCATTTGATTTATATTTTGGTGATGTCCAAACAAATTGACCGTCAATACCTCCACCATCACTTAATGGTTTTGCTGCAAGTCCAAATTTAAGAGTATCTTGATTACCCTCATATAAAATACCTAATTCTGATGGTCCATATACCGGAACATCCTCTTGTTGTCCAAAAGCATTAACAGGAACTTGATTTGGGGGTGATGTTATTGATGAAGGTTCCGCACTTCTACTACCAACATAATAACCACCCACTAAAGTTCCATTAAATGGGTTTATTAAACTAACAATTGCTTGACCAACACCCAATAAACCGCCATAATTTTTATCGTAATTTGGTTGATATCGATTATAATTAATATTTCTAAATAAAACAGACCTTTGACCATTTCCTGTGTTTGCCAAGAATATCTCAGAAGGATTTCTTTTACTATTTAATATTGGCCCTAAAAACCCCCCCGTTAATTGATTAACAACATTTAATGCTGTTGATGTTTGTTGTGTTTGTCCATTTCTTGTGTTATCGGTAAAATAATCTCCAGGAATTAAAGATACCGGCCAATAAGCCCCCGCCAATCTTGTTAATAAATCAGCGGCGGCAGTAACAGGGTTTTCCGGTGATGTAATCTTCCAATTTTTATAAATTAACGGTTCTTGTCCGGTAATCATTAAACTAGCATCAAAAGGGTCTTGTAATGATTGTAAATTAACTTGACCCACTGTATTTATAAAAATTTCTCGATTAATTCTATCTTGAAATAACTTATTTAAAAATGTTGCTCCTAATCTAGCCAAATATGAATCCTGAGATAATGAACCATCACTACCAGTCGGATTATTAGACATTAAAATTGTATATGGTGAATACGATGAAGGAACAAAATTTGTAGGTAAATAAGGTTGATGTATAGGTTGTCCCAATATCTGAGTAGTAACCCCATACATATCATTAAAACCACCAACAGGTCCATAGTAGTTATCAATATAAGCGGCGTCAATAAAAAATTCATTGACTAAATCTAAAACAGTATCATTCGGACCATATTCACCTTGATTTGGTGTTACTGGAAGTGGGGGTCCATTAAAATTAATATTTAAATCATAACCACCATTAGGACCATATTCATTTAAAGGATATAGTAATTGAGCAAAAGGGTCATTAGTAATTAAATCATTTGGTGAATCAATAACATTAAAATTGTTTAAAGACACTTCCGTATCAATATCTGAGGCTGGTGGTGTATATACACCACTAACACTATATGGTGCTAAATTTTTTGCCAATAAAATATCTCTAAACGAAGAGGATGAAGCAAATGATAATGTACTATTTGACATATTTTTTTTCTTTTATTATAAATAGATTAATAACCCATTTTAAGTTACTCAACTCCATGGATTACCAACTTTATCATTTTTACCTGAATTCATTCCAAAATTAGAATTTGTAAAAGTTTCTTTAATTGATTGAGCAACTGCTTGAGAAACATCTGTATTATTTTTAAACGCTTCTACAATTGTTTTTCCATCAATATTTACCGGAGCAGTTACTGTAATATTATGAGTTAATGTTACATTAACATTTGATGGATTATTTGATGTTTGAGAGTTATTTGTAGTATTGTTACCTTTTGGTATACTAGAATTTGTTGGAGTGTTTCCTATTGGGGTTCCCGTACTAATACTATTAATCACCTTGAATAGGGGTACCTCATCTTTTAGTTTAGCCATTTGTTCATTAACATTTTCAAAAGCTGTATGTAATTCATTAATAAATTTATTTTTAAATTTACTCAAAACATCACTTAAACTAGCCCCTGAACTTAAATCATTTATAATTTCATCAGCACCTTTTCCAATATTTTTCGCCGATAAATTTTTACCAGGGACTTCACCTAAAGCCTCACCAATTTTTCTACCACCTTTTAATAATTGACTACTTAGATTACTCGTAGCTAACCCTAAACCTGTTCTATCACCTAAACTGTTAATTGCTGCAGTAACATCTTGTATTGCTGATAATTGGTCTTTAGCCAATTCCTCCATCGATTTTGGTGCTGTGTTAGCCATTTTTTCAAGAGCGGCAACATCATCTTTATTTAATTCAGAAACAGCCTTTTCTTGAGAAGTACCTTCTTTATCAGTAAATTTAACCATATATTCACCACCCGTACCCATTTCTGCCATATTGGCAATCATTTTCTTTTGGTCTTCAGTTGCTGATGGAAAAGATATTTCTTTCATTTTTTTATCTAAATCAGCACTACCTAAGGCCATTTTGGTAAGTTGGTCGTAACCTATACCCATCGCACTTGAAATTTCTCTCAGTTGTCGTTTTGCCCCCGGCATAATTTCAAAATGTCCGTCTTTTCCAAGTTGAACAAATTGTTTGCTCATTTCAGCAATTTGATTCTGTAATTCAGCCGGGTCATTTTGAGATAAATCCATTAATTTTAATGGGTCAAGTAATGAACTTTGAGAAACACCTAATCTTTGCATCGCAGCAGCAATTTCAATAGCCCCCTCAGGATTAAACACTTTTTCAGCAAACCCTAATGTTTGAGACATATCAATTCTTAACGATGTCGCTTGTGCCGCCATTTTAGCCAAACCATCAACACCACCTTCAAAATTATATTTGTTAAGAGCATTCATATTTTTTAAAACCGTTTCAGAAACTGCTACAGCACTTACACCAGATTCTCGAGCAACATTAACCACTTTTAACATTTCATTTGTCGCCTTTGCGGATGATATACCCGCATCTGCCATATTACTAACAATCTCTTTAACAGATTGTCCCGTAACCTTCATCGTAGCATATAAATCTTCAGTTGTTTTATTAGATAAAATAACATTTCTACCTAACGCTAAGGAAGCTTCTTGTTGTGTTTTAAGAACATCCGCAATATCACCACCTAGTTTTCTAACATCAGTAACTGATTCTGCCATACTTTTACGCAAAATGTCGGACATAGCTTGACCTTGTCCAAACTGATGTAACATTTGACTAGCAGCAGCATCAAGTGTTAATACAACTTTAGCAATTGCTTCAGGACTAATATTAGAATATAAAGTTTCCCCTAATCCTCTCGATTTATCTGCGGGTGTTGTTGGGTCTATTGGGGTCGGCATAATTAAATGTATTTATAAATAAATACACCAAACATAGTTTTTAAATTACTAGTCTGGTGTGTTATTATCGATTAATCGGTTTATTAAATATTTTCGAACATATGTTGGCATCAAATGAAAATCCGAATATGAAACGTGTATTGATTGAGACAAATACAAGTATTCCTCAATCAATAATTGTCGGTGATTAGAAGAAAGGTCGAAAAAACTCCACCCCAAAGGCAATCTCGAAAGATACCAATTCTCCTGATGGGGCGATTACACTTCTTTTTAAATCCAATGACGGTTCATTTTCTTTTAAAAACTTTCTTATGTATTTTGAATCCATAATTGGTAAGGAATCAATAAATAAACTTATTTTTGTTCTATCAGTATTACCATCAATTTCAACAATATGTTTTAATAATTTCCAAGTAATTCTTGGCACTTGATGACCAACGGGATATTGTTCAGCCATTTTATCTAAATCAATTGTATCATTAAAAGTTGTTGGTTTTAATTTTACTGTAACACCAGTTTTTGGTAATTTAGTGGTAAATGTACCATCTTCATCCGGTTTAACATTCGTTTTTCTAAAATTTAACTCATCTAAAGTAATTGTACCAACAAATGGTTTATCAGTTCCTGGGTCAATTAAATTAAGACTATATTCTGAACCAAAAGAAGTATTTCTTAAAAAGATTAATATTGCCTCAACATCACCATCTAAAAGTTCTTCAGGACGTAAGTCGTGTTCGTACATTTTATTTCTCAATAATTTTAAAATAATGTTTTCACTACTACGACCAGCACCAATTAAATAATTTTCATCATTTGCTGTTAAATAACCAATTTTAACCGCTTTCTTTTTTGATTTATAAAAAACCCCATCTGTCGGTAATTGAACCATATCGTGTGGTAAGCTGAAATTTTGTGTTCCAGCATCTATTAAACTTTGTTCCATATAATTTTGTTTTTATTATAAATAATACGATATATTTTTTTAATATAAATAAAATACCCCCACATAATTAAATGTAGGGGTATTTTATTTTAATTTTTATAAATTAATAAACTAATACACATCTATCCATACGAATAGTTGTTGAAATTGTTGCTAATTGGTCTGAACTATACTGTAAAGCGTCAAAATTAACATCACTTAACCAAGAACCTTCTAAAATCCATTTTTCCACAACAACACCTGTTGGGTCTAACATCTCAAGGTCAATATTTTTTTTGTATCCCGCAGCATACCCCATACGACCTGTAACAGACTCAGCACATAAACGAACCCACTCCATAAGAGCTTGTGACGCTGAAGGTCCAATTGGGTCACGGAATTTAACATTCATAGTACCCCAAGTAAATCTACCAGCAACATAAGTTGAAGTATTTAAAAAAGGTATTTCAACGTCTTTGATTGTTATGTGTGGTCTAGCGGCAGATTCTACGAACCATTCGTTAATCCCTAATGTAGAAGGGAATCGTACAATAAACCTATTTTGTCTTTTCGGTTCATACGGTATGGGCATTTTCATTAATAAATCAGCCATTTTCTATTTGTTTTTTTAATTTTTATTTTTTATCTTGTTTATTATAAATATTACCTATTTAATTTTTTTTACTTGACTTTTAGAATTAAAATATCTATCATTCTAGAAATCCTAGTTTTTATATTAATAGTTTATTTAATAATTTTTATTTAATAATTTTTATTTATAAATATTTTAATATTCTTTTTTAATTCCTCCAGCGGTTGAATATGTTTTAATAATATTTTCTGGGTCTTGTTCAAAATGTTTTTTCACTACATCCACATTTTTTAAGTCGTCATCTGAAAAACCTATTTTAGGTACAAAATAATTATTTATTTTATTTTTTAAAAATGCTTCTTTTTGAATATAGTTAGATATATCTTTAACATACTCAACAAACTCATCTAATGCTTTGATTTTACCTTGTTCAGGATTTGTTGCGGAACCTTCTCCATAAGTTACAGGATAAAAACGACATAAATCTAAATATTCTCTAATCATTTCTCTTTTAGATGTGTTTTCTTCATCCGTTAAATCTCTATATTTTTCTAAATTTCTAACTAATTCATTAGAATTAATACCGTTGAAATTAGATACAATATAATTGTAACAAGCCTCTTTTAAAACTGAAGGTGTATGCCCTCTTGCTGTTACGATTGAGAATATTGAACCATTATTAATTGCTTCAACAAAATCCGGCCAAGCAGGACCTGGTTTTGCGGTCATTGAATCAACAATAAATTGTTTATCACCTTTAGTTCCAAACCATCTAAAAGGGTCGTTAGAGAACCCAACAATAGTGTGTCCTTCAAACTCAACTGGTTCTTTACCAATTTCTTCTCGATATGTTGCAAAATCTTCAGTTGACATTCCAACCTCATCACCATCTTCATCTTTTAATATTATCTTTGTCGGCATAGAAACAATATTATCGTCCCAATCAAAAGCGTAATACTTTTCATCCGGAGCACCTGTTTCGTCAATACCCTCTACAATTCTATTTTTTAACATAATTTTTAATTAAGGCTTAATTATGACCCACTATTACAATGGGTCATAATTTTTTTATTATATATTTTCAAAAGAAGCTCCGGTTGGAGTAATATAGAACGTAATGTCTATAAATTCTAATGATTTGGTTGGTTTGATATAAATCTTACCTGTCATTTGATTTCTATCTAAATCAGCAGTGTCTGAAGATACTGTAACTCGGAAATCATATAAACCTCTATCTCTTCTGATAGCGTCCAAGATAGGATTAACAGCATCTAAGAAATCTTGTCTTACTTTTTGGTCGTTTTGTTCAAACAATAATCTTACAGATACTGCTGAAATCAATTTACGAGCTTGAAGTAATAATCTTCTCACATTTATTCTATCAAGAGCGGATTGTGCTACTTGAAGAGTTTTATTACCCCAAATTACGGTACCAACATCAGAAAAAGTGGCGATTGGGTTGATACGACCTTGATAAAGGACATCTCTATCTTCTTGAGTAAGTTTCTTTCTCGCTTTGATAGCATTTACAATACCTCTTGTATAACCTGCTGCCGCGAACCAAGGGAACGCAATGTTATCGGTTAATGCCAAGTTTCTTACAACTTCTGCCGTTGGTGGTAAATAGATTTGTGTATTATTAACACTATCTCTAGTTAATACCCAAGGATAATAAGTTGCTGTATAATTAGAATCTACACCACTATCGTCCAAAACATTAACAGCTTCTTGAGGGTAAATTAAACCAGCGGTATCAGGTGTTGGTAAAAATAAATTACTATCAGCAGTCGTACAAATGTATAATGAATCAGCTCTATTGAACTCAATCATTTCAATTGCATCCCCAACTAAATCAGAATTATTAGTATAATCAATACCTGGTGTAACAAATAAATTAATATTAACTGCTTCAGGATTTGAGAATGTTTGTTGTCCTAATAAATAAGCGTAGTAATCAGAGTTACCCCAATCAACACTATTATTACCAACTGTGATTTGTTTAAATGCTCCCCAACCTTTTGCTGTGTGATATTTAATATCTTGACAAGCACCTTGTAAATAACCTGTTCTACCTAATTTAAATTTATCCGTATTTGTTCTTGATTCTCTATAGATATCCCAACCATCAAAACCTCCTTGAACTAATACTGAGAACTTACGAGAATATATTCTGTAATAAGGACTTGTTTCGTCTGAAGGGTCTGTTGTGAATGTAGCGTCACCAACATAATATGCTGAAGTTCCACTAGTTGTATAACTATTAGAAATTGTTATACCACTTGCGTTTTTATCCATATGATAACCTTTAGTTAATGTTA